TGCTGCATGAAGAATATAAGGTTAGTATTAAGTGAGCCTAAAGCGCCTAACATCCCCATGGCGGTATTGTCGTAGAAATTAACCGCTCTCTTATTTACGTTCTCAATAGTGTTGTAGGTTTCGTCAGCAGTCTTCTTTAACTCATCTTGAACTTTGAAATCCTTCCTTGCAATCTCAGCCAAGTTAAGAAGTTCCGTGGTTTGCATTTTGCTAATACCTAAGGTATCAGCTAAGATATCTAAACCAAACCTACCACCGCCTAAGGCTTCCCTCCTAGCCTGTAGCTGATCGAGTATAGGGAGAACATCTTGAAGGTTGATTCTACCTCCGCGTGCAAGAGTTTCCCGAGCAGAGGTCGCACCAAGTAAAGCGCCTATTCTCTCTGTCTCTAAACCTCCTGTCAGCAATCGGTTAAGCGTTGCTAAAGCACCCGTGATATTAGTTCCACCGGCTCTTCCGGTAAGCTCAGTAGCGACCGTGCCAAGAGATTCAACTGCGTTCGTTCCGAAGAAGGAAGCTTGCTGCATCGTCTCTTTAAGAGAGTTTAGAGTATTGATCAGCTTATCGTTGGTTACCCCGTAAGCGTCACTAACTTCTTTGTTTACTTTGGCTAGATTGTCGATAGACTGCACATTGTTACCAGTAAACAGAACTAAGTTAGAGTTTAGTTGGTTGAGGGCCTGTACATTCTGACCAGTAGCCACCATCTCAGTTGTAAGCTCACTCAACGCCTGTGTCTGGTTCCTCACCCCCTGTCCGAATCCATCAATGACCGCAGCGGTCAATTCCCTCTGACTAGTAAGGTTTTTAGTGAGTAGGGTGCTGTTCTTGTTAACAGAATTAGTAAGCTTTTGATATGTGGTACCAAGTTTTAAAGCTTCTATATTAGTCTTATCGACCTGTCTAATACTTGTGGTCAGCCGGTCAACGGGATTAACAAATCCTTCAAACTGGCTTCTAAGCCTAACTAAAGATCTGTTTAAATCCTGAGTAAGGCGATTCTGCATCTCAAGCAGTTCGTTCCTACGTTCACCTCCGGGAGGTACATTGGTGTTACTCATTAATGCTCACCTTCAGTATGTCTCTAAGTTTAGCCACATTTAAAGTTCTAAAGTTCTGCTTGCCTAAAAAAGCACCAATAATTGCTGGTGAGTAGTAGTTGCAAGCACTCTCGTTGTTGTATAAGTTATTTACCATTAAGGAAAACATAGCCTCAGATAAGCCCTGGACAGCCACGAAGTTGACTAGTGTGTTGTTTCTGGAGGAGAGAAACATCCCATCAGAGGTTCTTCTGGAGGATACAATTAACCCATACCTGACAGATCCAGCATATGTCACTTGCACTAGATCTCCAGGTCGCAAGCCTAGATATGAAGTTTCCGAGAGCCGATAAGAGTATTCTGATAGGGCTCTTCTCAGTTCTGGGTCAGCTTGTCTTACCATTGTAATAAGTTAGTAAATCTAAGATATTTAGTGTTTTTCCTGAGTCAGGCATCTCTATAACTATTTATAAGATATGAATACGTTAGAAGAGGATTTAGTCGAGACTATTGATTTACTGAACTTTACCTTCTCCAGTGATTTTGTGGATAAATGGAGTTTTAAATACGGAAAGAGATTACCTAGTCTCTATCAGCTTAGACTCCTTAAGTCTCTGGATACTCGTAAACCACTTAAGTTACAGACAGTCTACAAGTTCTTAGTAGTTGATTCAGGCTTCAACGAAGAAGTTATAAAATCCTTCCTAGAGGATATTGACTACGAGATTTACTTCCCTATAATCAAAGGAAAAGTAGAGGACCTATGAGTAAGAACAGTGACGAAATGACTGATGCGCTCTTCAGAGCGGAGATGATTAGGAAGTATAACAGTGACCCTGGACCTAACTCGACCCAGGATCCCGGTAGTATGTTCTGGTTAATTATTATTGGGGGCTTTATTATACTTAGCTTGATGAGCTAGGACTTAAGACTCTTCTTAAGCTCTTTCTGCTCATCAATCCGCTTGCAGACCTCTTGCTCTGAGTGGAATCGAGGACATGCATCCTTGTATTCACACCAATCGCAGAAGACGTTCTCCTGAGCCCAGAACTCATCCTTCTTCTTCTTGCGGATACGCCAGACCTTCTCAGTCTGCATCTTCTTCCAGCGATCAATCTGGAACTTGGTGAACTTCACAGCCACGAAGTTACCAGTAACCGGATAATAGTGAGCACAGTAGATCTTGTCGTAAGGGACATCATAGAGCATGTGGATAGCCCATGCGTAACCCTTTAACTGGTTATCATCCATCAGGGTCTTTTTCTTCTTCTCCCTCTTGGATGTCTTGTAATCTACGACTAAGTATCCACCGTCATTACCCTTAATGACCCGGTCGATGACCCCGATAAAGTTGATGTCATGCTTCTCATCCAGTGGGACATTGACAGTCTGCTCTGTAGACATCGTCTCACCAAGGCCGTTATTCCAAACAATGAAGTTTTCTAGACAGGACTTCATCCTATCATTCTCATGGAATGGCACCTTGTAGGTTGAACGTTCTTGTTCAGCGATCTTCAACAAGGACTTCATGTCCTTCTCTTTATACCCAAGCTCAAATATCTTGTGAATAAAAGACCCGAAGTTCAAGGCATCCTCATTCTTCGAGCCGAATCCCGGCAGCTTCAAGATGTATTTCAGTCTGTACTTCCACAGGCACTGGTCTATAATGTCACTCTTAGAGGCACTAATACTATTTATGAACATGGGCGCTGATTCCTATATTAGAAAATACTGTTTGGAGAAGTTCCAGTCTAATTATAGACTCCAGAGCGATGATACCGAACTGGTAGTTCCTTCTATATTTGTAACAAACGATTACAAACGTCACATGTCTATCAACATGGAGACGGGGCTTTGGCGGTGCTTTAAGACTGGAGAGACTGGTAACTTCCTTAAGCTCTACGCTGTTATCGAGAAGTGTAGCTACCGTGAAGCTTACGAGAAGTTTGTCTTTGAGGACTTCATGGCAGGCTATAAGGGTCGCCGTCCCATCGAGGAGTTCGACCCTAATGAGATCGATTCCGACCTTGACGAGGCAGAGAACTTCAAGGTGGTTGAGGATCACCCATTCGTGCAAGCGCGTGGTGTAGATCAGTTCAAGTTCTACATCGCTACAGGCGGTAAGTATAAGGGACGACTGATCATCCCCTTCATCAACCGTAACAACAAATTGTTCTACTTCCAGGGGCGTGCTCTCGGTGATGAGCAGCCTAAGTATCTCAACTGTAAGAACCTCAAGAGTTCCCAGGTTCTATACCCCTTCGATTATGGCTCTCAGGAGCCTCTGTACATCACTGAGGGCGTCTTTGACTGCCTTAGCCTCCAGGCGGTAGGGTTGAATTCTACGACCACTCTAAGCTGTTTTACGAGCCGTGAGCAGATGCTACAACTCAGTCAGTATGCAGGTCCGCTAGTATGTGCTTTCGACAGTGACGAGGCAGGGACTAAGGGCCGTAAGAAGTTTATGGATCTCGCCCATTGGATCCGTAGGGACGACCTGTTTACTGTCGTGCCACCTACTCCCTTCAAGGACTGGAATGAGATCCTGATTAAGAAGGGAGGGGACTTCCTTAAGACAGAGGCTGAGAAGATCGGTAAGCTAGACTCGCTGCACCTAACCTACCTAGCGTATAATAAAGGCCATGTCATTTGATACGATGGTCTGGTTCAGAGCGGTGAACTTCAGTCTAGCGACGTAGGTTCCCGTCATCGAGCCGAGGGTGCCATCGAGAAGGCTTGGGTGGTCTTGAGAGCCTCAGTATCGAACGTGAAGATAACCGTGTTCTCAGACGTAGTATCCATCAGACCCGACGTAGCAGCGTAGCCAGAAACTTCAACTCTAGCATCAAGGTTGCGATCCTGGTTTTTCTTGTAGATCTCAAGCATCGGATCAGTGACCAGCGACTGCTTAAAGAGGTTCACAATACTGCGGTCGATGTTAGCATTCTCCAGGGTGAACTCATTGGTAAACTTAAGGTCAACCTTCGAACCCAGGACCAGATAGTTGTTTTCAAGTCTGGTCGCAACGCGGAAGAGTAACGGCTCTGTAACACCGAAGAATCTATCTTCAGTGAGCGTGAAGTCGTTAATGATTGTGTCGAGGTCGGATCCAGCATTCCGCTTTAAGGTCCAAACATCAATGTAGTCTCCCGTAGCAGACACTCTGTTCAGGATGGTAGTGTCACCTGACAGGTTGAAGACACCTGAAGGAGTATCACCAGCGTCATTCAGGACAACTGCATACTTACCAGCGGACAGCTTGTAGATGCCCGAAGCGTCTTGCACGTTGTAGTTGCTGGTATCAAAAGAACTGTGGGAGGTGTTAGCACTAGGGTTAGAGAAGTGCATTAACACACTACCCGTTACGTCAGACCTGATCTCACTATCAGAGTTGATTACCGAGCTTGGAGACTGGTTGTCTGAGGCAGCAAAGACGGAAACACCACTGATCTCATAAGGATCAGTATATTGACCATCATTGATGAAATACATTATGAGGGCAGTTGGACCCAGGACAGTGGGTCTTTCATGTCTCGTAGTGACTTGGTTTCCGTTGATTTTCATGCTAACTCTCCAGCTTCTTTATCTCTTCGGTGTAAAAGTTGATGAAGGCCAAACGCTCCTTCTGAGTCATAATCTTCACATCGGAGTAAGATAAGCCTACCTTATTTACTAGTATATACGCTTGATAAAGAAGATCCTCTGAGGATAAACTGTCGGTTAGCTCACTGAAAAAAAACTGACATCCATCGGGATCGCCATGGTTTCATTGTGACTGCACTCTGGGCACTCAAAAATGAACCTTGGATTGACTCCATACTCCCCCTTATTGATCTCAGATATGATCTTCTTGATGTCTTGAATATGCATTCTCTTGAGTGCCTTAGAGATGAATACCGGGTCGTTATTCCCGTTAATCGACACCACGAAGCGATACATGTTTCTGTAGACTTCCTCAGAGTTACCCAGGAACATCTCCTCTCGGCTTCTGGGGAACCGCACTTCAGCCTTAACATTCAGCCTTGGAAGGGTAATCTCACGCGGATCCTCCAGGTCGTCAGGAACCTGAGTCATATTCAAGTGTTCCGAGAGATTCAACGAAGTCTTGATCTCAGAGGCGCACGCAGGACAGGTGATATTAAAGTCGTAGCTATCACCATACGAAACCTCGCGGACTTTCATCAGCAGGAACATCTTGTCCATGGATAAAAGCTCATCGACATTCACACCCTCTACCGACTTTTCAAGAAGCTTTGAAACAAGATCAGTCTTAGTATCCTTGGCATTGAGAATCTTCTGTTCGTCAAGGAACGTTAAGGGCTTAACCTCAACCCCTTGGAATCCAGGGTAGAACTTACCCTTAGACGGAAGGTCGGTGATCGTGAGGGTATCATCACTCGAATCAGAGAATAAAGCGTTAAGTGCATCCTCTCGCGGATCCCCCGACCCGCCTGCAATCTGTTTGTTTTTACTCATACATTACCTTTGTTGCAACAATTACTATTATAGTATATGAGAATAGTAGTAGGTAACTTAACGTCTACCTTAGAAACCGATAATCCAAAGATAATTGCAGCACTGAGAGACAAGTATTCTTTTTCAGTCCCAGGTTATGAGTATTCCCAGGCTTACAAGAATAGGCGTTGGGATGGTAAGAAAAGATATTTCGGAGCTAACGGTAAGTTTAGAACAGGTCTACTAGATCGTATTGTAAAAGATCTTGCAGAGATTGGCGCAACCGATATTGATTGGGAGGGTAAGCCTGAGCAAGAGGAGCCTTTCATCCCTAAGGTCGGAGACTTTGAGTATCGGGAATACCAGGAGAAGGCTATCTACCAATGTCTTAAGAAGCGTAGGGCTATCGTGGACAGCCCTACCGGATCAGGTAAGACCCTAATTATGGCTGGCTGTATCGCCGCTCTACAACATGGTAAGGATATCACAGCAGTTGTCTTGTTCCGAGAGAAGGGTATCCTAAATCAGACATACGAGTTCTTCAAGCGGTGTGGTATTCGTGATCTTGGCTACAATTCAGGTGAAGGTTACGTTCCTGGCAAGGTGATGTTATCCACAGTTCAAAGTATTGAGCGTATAATTGACACGCACCTGCAAGAGACAGAGCTTCTCATGGTTGACGAGGCTCACCAGTTCTGTAAGGGTGAGACGACCATAGCAGCCATTGAGAGCTTCCCTAACGCCTCCTACAGGCTTGCATTCACTGCCACCCCTCCAAGGGAAAAGGCAAAAGATATCAACGCTAGAATGGTCCTAGAGGGCGCATTTGGGTCGGTATACACTACCCGCACAGCAGAGGATCTAATCAAGGACGGTGCTCTCGCCAAACCTATCATCCAGGTTGTCGATAATACGCCGGTATCAGCGGTTCCTAATGAGTTAAGTTACTTGGAGATTTACGAACAGTATGTCGTAAATTGTGATCGGCGTAATGACAAGATTAAGACAATTGTATCAAAAGTATATCAGTCTAACCCTAACGCTAAGATCCTCATACTTGTAAAGAACTTGCAACATATTGAGAATCTACAATCAGGATTGAGAATTGCTACACTATTGAGGGTAAGGATGATATCGAGAGTAGATACGATATCATTAAGAAGTTTGTAGAGGATGACAAGCCAGCTACAATCGTAGGCACTAACGTCATGCAGACTGGTATCAGTATCGACGAGATCAGCCATATGATTAATGCTAGAGGTCTGTCGGGTGAAGTGCCAACGCTACAGGGCTTAGGTCGTGGTATTCGTAAAGCTAAGGGCAAGGATACTATGTACTTCTACGACTTCTATGATCGAATGCCATATCTGGAGAACCACTCCAGGCAGAGAATACACCACTACGAAACACTAAAGTTTGAGGTTCACAATGTCCGATTCTGATATAATCACAAAGGAAGCACAGGTCGATACGATCAACAAGATCACCAAAGACCAGCAAAACATGATTGATGCCTGCATGGATACGCTTAAGGCAATCAAGGACGGTGACAAGATTTCGGAGGCTACACTGCGTAACCTAAACAGTGTTATGAGAGAGTTAGACTCGTTGCGTGAGTTGTTCTATACTCGCCTGTTCAACTCTCTCAAGCGCGGTGATATGCTTTTAGGTTAAGCAATCTTGATGATTCTCAAGTAGGTTCCGTCTGAAGTTACGTTAGGGGTTCCGGTATAAGTGTTTCTCATAATAGTAAACTTTAACTTATCCCCATCATTCAAGCTTATCAAAGTATTTAAATAGGTTGTACCTGTGAGGATATTCTCAATACCTCTTGAAGAGTAATTAGAGGCTCGAAGCTCCGATATTTCTGCGAATCCATCACCATCCCCAATATCACGGTATATTCTAATAGTCGCACCTACTCGACCGCCGTTCGTGGTGTTGGTTGCCTGCACTGAACAGTCAATTTGGTAAACACCATCTCCCGAAACATTGATGTTATTACCCTGACTGTCCCCATCTTGAACTTCTAAGTTCCCAGCAGGATCCGTAATAGCATAAGTGCCTGAGGTAGACCATCCAAGATCATATTCAGTCGCGTCAGCAGTAAGCTCAAGGGTTCCCGATCCGAGAGCTTGGAAGTAGCTAGGGGTAGTTACCTGAGAGTCTACGTAACTCTTGTTCGCAATATGGTTAGCTGCTGTAGGTGTGGATGCAACTGAACCACTCGTAGCAGAGAAGTCTAAGGCACTTAAAGTACCTGAAACAACCCTTGTACCATCAGCTAAGACATATTGAGTGTGATCGTCATCTCCGAGTCCTGATAATCCGTCGCCGTGATCAATCTTAATCGTCACAGCCCCAGAATCAATACCTTCTACTCCTACTCCCGGTAAGGCTGCTGACACAAATGCTGACGCGTCGTCGTCATACTGGAGAATGCAACCATTAGGCCAACCCGGAGTCTCACCCTGAGAGACATTAGCTAAATCCTCAATGTTGTGATCTTCAACTCTCTCACCCGTGGCTGAGAGAGCGGCATTCATTGTAACGGGATCCCAATTACTATTTCCTGAATTTCTTTGAAGTATATAATTAGCAACAGGGGTTCCGGTTACATCAGCAATGCCTGTTAGGTTTGTAGTTTCTTCAAGGAATTGTCCGTCTGCCTCAGACCTTGTGTAGTAGTTGCTAAACAGTGTAGAGGAAGCAACACTAGATGTAGCACTCGCGCTGTCGGATATCAGGATATGGTCAGCATCAACGTTTGCAAACTTAGCACTAGCAGATGTTATTGTGGTAGCACCAAGTGTTAAGGTATTGGGTATATCGTTCGCTCTTCCAACACCCGTAACTTTTACTTTAGCTCCTGGTGCCGCTTTTAACAGAACTCCTACGTTCTGAATAAGGTGACTTGATCCCGTTGGTTTGGTCGCTGTTAAACTTCCAGAGGTAGTAGGAGAAACATATAAAACGTCCCCAACATTAGGAGATCCATCAATAGTCAGTGAATTGTCAACATCTGCTGTTCCAAAAGTTACTGCAAGTCCGGTCTCATCTGTAAGTATGTTGGCGTAAATAACACCTATAGAAGGCATTGTGTCTGGAGAATCTGCTCTGGCTAAACTAACTTCAGCTTGATCTCCTTGAAAATTAAAAATATGAACAACTTGACCTGCTTTAAGTTCTGACCCTGATCGGTTTTTTACCCTAATATACTGCTCATCTTCATATGCGTTTACCCAATTAGTTCCATTCCATTGAAGGTGCTGTGGTAACAAACCATCACCCTCACCTGAGCCCCCTCCTAATTCGTTAAATGCTATACCACTAAGGCTGCTGAGATAAAGATCGACAGTCGGGCCTGTATCGCCATTAACACTGGTTACACCACCCCCACCGCCACCTGTTGGGATTGTGGAAGGGCACCAATCACCATCAGCACGGTAGACCAGAGCTT